TTAAATGGAGAAAAATCTATCGGCATTCAACCCTGCGATGATGAAGGTATGGCACAATTTGGTGCGATAGATATTGATCCTAAGATATATAAAGATTTTAATCCTAAATATTTTTTTGATATTATCATTCAATGGAACCTACCTGTTGTACCCGTAAAATCTAAAAGCGGTGGATTACATATCTTTGTTTTTTTAAATAAAAAAATTAAGGCAAGTTTAATTAGAAACTTTTTAGATAAATTATTATTTACATTTAAATTAAAACAGACCACAGAAATATTTCCAAAGCAAACAGAATTAGGAACCACGGACGACGGAACAAAGATTAATGGTAACTTTATTAATCTACCTTATTATAATAAAATAGAACGAATTGCAGTTAACCCACATGACGGAACAGAATTTACACTAGAGCAATTTATAGAAGTTGTAGAAATAAATCTACAAACACAAGAGTCGATAGAAAATTTTGGTTCAGAGATTATAAATAAACAATTAAGATCTGGGGACGAAGAGTTTAGCGATGGTCCACCATGTTTACAAGCATTAACTCAAAATAAATTAAATGACGGACGAGATAGATTTCTATATAATTATATGGTTTTTTCAAAAAAGAAATATCCTGACAACTGGGAAAAGAAAGTAGAAGAGGCAGCAAGAAAATATTTTGAATACTCTCCAGAATGGGATGACAATAGAGTGAAATCAAAAATTAAAGCATGGAAGAAAGAAACTAAAGGACATACCTGCACCGAAGACCCTATTGTTAATCATTGTGTAAAATCAGTTTGTGTTAGAAGAAAGTTTGGTATTGCATCAGACAAAAAGAAAACATGGCCGATGTTATCAAACTTAGTAAAATATGATTACAAACCAGATCCAGAGTTTTGGTTAACAGTAACATTACCAGATGAAGGTAGTGGAGAAACCAAGAAACAAATCGTAGCAAAAACAATAGATAAATGGATTGAGATGCGAGAACTTAGAAAATTAATTGCTGCTCAAACATCCATATGCCCTCCAAAAATAAAGGATAACGATTTTCAAATTATAATTGATCAATTAAAAAAAACAGAAGAAGTCATGCAACCAGCTTCAGGGACAAGTCCAGAGGAACAACTACATAAATATTTAAATGATTATATCTTTCAAGTGATTGCTAAGACCTATGCATCATTTAAAAGTGGATCAACTTTAATTGAAGGAAACTATGCATATTTTGTTTATGAACATTTTTGTAATCATTTAAAAAATAAAGATTGGAAAATAAAAGAAGATAGAACAGCAACCATGATGCAAAAAAGTTATCAAGCAAACTTTGGAGAAAGAAAAAGATTTCCTAAATCAAAAGAACAAGGTATTTATTGTGTAAAGGTCTCACTAGAATACTTTACAAAAGAAGAAGCTGAAGATGAGATTGTTGAAATGAAAGATCAAAATGAAATCTTGTAAGGTACACAAAATTTATGGTCCACCTGGAACTGGAAAAACTACCAAGCTATTAGAACTTGTAAAACAATACGATATAAAAAAAGTTGGCTACTTTGCTTTTACTCGTAAAGCAGCGAATGAAGCAAAGAGTCGAATAAATTTACCTGATAAAAAATTAAAACATTTTCAAACACTACATGCTTTTGCATTTCATACTCTTGGTCTGAATGAAGATGGTGTGATGCAACCATATCATTATGAAGACTTAGGTAAGATACTTGGCATACGAGTAAATTATGTTGATAAATTTAATGATCAACAAATACATTATTTAACATCGGATAATATTTATTTTCAAACTATAAACAAAATGCAAAACCAAGATGTTGAAGAATACGAAGACCGAGATATTGATCCGGGTCTTTTACGTCACATCATTATAAATTTAGCTGAGTATAAAAAGAAAAATAATTTATTAGATTTTAATGACATGATAAAAAGATTTGTTAACAAACCTGGATTGTGTCCAAACTTTGACGCTGTATTTATTGATGAAGCTCAAGATCTTTCACCTTTACAGTGGATGATGTATGATATTTTAAAAACTAAAACAGACAATATTTATCTCGCAGGAGATGACGACCAAGCCATATTTCAATGGGCAGGAGCAGACGTTACACGTTTTATTAAAGAACCTGGAACACAACAAATCTTAACGCAATCAAGACGCATACCAAAATCTATTCAAGAGTTATCAAAAGTTATTACAGAAAGAATACAAGGTATTAAAGTATACAAAAAATATTTACCAAAAGATATTGAAGGTAAGATTGAGTATGTCAACAACATCGGTCAACTAGAATTAAAAAAAGGTAGGTGGCTTATTCTTTCACGAACTAATAGCAAACTTAAAGATGTGATGCAAAAATTACAGGACATGGGATTGTATTATCAATATAAAAAAGGTAAAAGTTTTAAAGCAAAACTTTATAAAACAATTATTAATTATACAAAGTGGACTAAGGGTGAGCTGTTAGAAGATAATGAGATAAAGGATATATTAGAGTGTTGTGGTAATAAACCAAACAAAACTAAACCATGGTATGAAGTTTTTACATCTGTCCCTATGGTAGAAAGAGATTATTTAAGACATATGTTATCAAACGGTGAAAAGTTATCAGAAGATGCAAGAATAAAATTGTCAACGATTCATGCAGCCAAAGGTGGTGAAGAAGATTCTGTAGTTTTAATTTTAGACAACTCTCAAAAAATTAGAAATGCTGTCATGCATGATTATGAAAAAAGAGATGAGGAGCATAGAGTCTGGTATGTTGGGGCGACTCGTGCTAAAAACAATCTTTATTTAATGAGAGCAAAAAAAGAAAGGCATGGTTATCAGTTATGACAAACAAAGATTTTTTTAAAAAAGCATCCGATAGACAAGAAGGTGGAGATCATTATAAATTAAAGATACAACCCTTTGATTTTATTATGGAAAATAAATTAAATTTTTTTCAAGGTAATATCATTAAATATGTTGTGAGATATTTAAAGAAAGATCAAATAAAAGATTTAAATAAAATAATTCACTATTGTGAATTAGAAATAGATCGACTTAGAAAAGAATGGGATAAATGAAAATACCTTTTTTCAAAGCACAAACAGAATGGACAGAGCCAGAAGAGTTTCCAGATCTTAGGTCTTACGATGAGATTGCGATTGACTTGGAGACTCGGGATCCCGATTTGAGAAAATTAGGTTCAGGATCGGTGATAGGAAACGGCGACGTGGTAGGGATTGCTGTGGCTGTTTCTGGTCGGAAGTTTTATTTTCCGATCGCTCACGCATCAGGTCCAAACATGCCTCGAAAAAAAGTTCTGTCATGGTTACAAGATACCATGTCCACGGATGCTGTCAAAATTTTTCACAATGCAATGTATGATGTATGTTGGTTACGTCATTTAGATATAAAGATAAATGGTTTAATCGTTGATACAATGATTGCAGCATCTCTTGTTAACGAGAATCGTTATCAATATAGTTTAAATAGTTTAGGTTGGGATTATCTTGGTTATGGTAAATCTGAAAACGAATTAATAGAAGCAGCAAAGTCTAGAGGACTTGATCCAAAAGCAGACATGTGGCAACTCCCAGCGATGGAAGTTGGATCATATGCAGAGCGAGATGCTGAGTTAACTTTTGATTTATGGCAAATGATGAAGAAAGAAATTATTCATCAAGACATTGAAAGTATTTTTAATTTAGAGACGGATCTTTTTCCTTGTCTGGTAGACATGCGTTTTCTTGGCGTGCGAGTGGACGTTGAAAGAGCTCACAAATTGAAACAAAAGTTAGTTTCACAAGAAGAAGAGTTATTGCTGCAAGTAAAAAAAGAGACAAACATAGAGCCCCAAATATGGGCTGCCAGATCGATCGCCAAAGTTTTTGACAAACTATCACTAGATTACCAAAGAACAGAGAAAACCCAGTCACCATCTTTTACCAAAAATTTTTTGCAAGAACATAAACATCCTTTAGTTCAAAAGATAGCAAAAGCCAGAGAAATAAACAAGGCACATACCACATTTATTGACACCATATTAAAACATGAACACAAAGGCAGGATTCATGCGGATATCAACCCAATTAAATCTGACCAGG